CGGTTGCCGTTTTGACCCGCTTGCTCACAATGGAGTAGTGCTTTTCCAGGTATGCAGCCACCTTGTCCATATCTGTGCCGTCTGCGGACCGTGCGCCCATCAGTAGGCACTTCTGTGTCCAAGCTACCGTGTCTAAACTTGTAAATCCGAAGTTATGGAGCACCATGAGACTGGCGCATACCCCGCAGCCACTGGTATAGATACAGCCGCTGGTTCCGTACTTATAGGGATGAGCCTTGCTGGGGTATCTGATAGATTTGCATTTTTCGGTTGTCTGCCGGCAGTAATACAGCTTACTCATGGTGTACAGCCTCGCTTTCTGCCGTCTCCGTGCGCTCCAGCGCAAGTGTCTCATCTGCTTTCAAAGCGGCCTTGGTAAAGCTGTTGTTCTTCCACCAGGCAGCCAGGGAAGCCGCTACTGCCACCACCGTTGACACGGCGGTGTAGACTTCATCATCAGAAAAGGGCAAAGGGTTCTTGCCAAAGGCATTGAGCAATACATTCAGCAGAGATACCGCCAATACGACGGTTCTTGCAATGGTTCCTGCGGTTACTTTCATTTTTTGTTATCCTCCAAATCTTTAATTCTATGATCCGCAACAGCTTGCTTATTCTCAAGCACATGTATGCGATCCTCAACATTGTACATACGCTCAATCAGCGTATTGTGTTTGTCCTGCTTTTTTTCCAGCTGATCTATTCGGTACAAGGTCTTGCTTTGACTCTTATAATTGCCAAATAAATATCCTGCCAGGGAAAACACACCGGACACAATAGCTACAATTATAGCGTCACTCATGGCTATCACCCCCTTGCAGGGCGTTGATCTCTGCCCGGTACGCAGCCCGCTGCTTGCGGATCGGCGCATATTCATCCTCAGGCAAAGCGCCGTCCGTGTACTTCAGACAGAGGTAATCCGTCTCGGCAAGTTCAGACTTCAAAAACGCAATACGGCTT